ACATCTGAAGCCAAAAAAGAAGCAGCAAAAGCCACTAAAGATTTAGCAGAGGCAGAGCGTTATTTTAATGAACAGCTTAACGCACAGGTAGCGTCAGCAGAAAACGCGGGCAAACTATTTGCAGCACAGCAACAAACAAAAATTGCGGCACTTGAAGCAGAGCGCGTGTCTATATCAGATAAAGCCGCTATTGAGTATGAATCAGCAAAAACCTACGAAGAAAAATCACGTATATTAAATCAATCACAATCTGCAACCAATTTACTATTGGCTAAAGAAAAAGAGATCCGCGATTCATTAACTAATCAAAGTACTGAAACGATTGACGCTAAAATTGCAGCAGCTCAGGCAGAATTAGATAACGCGGGAAAATACAATTTAACGCTGGCTGAACAATTACGCTTAAAAACTGAAATTGCAGGATTGCAAACAGATAAAGCAGTATTAGCAGAAACATCAACGCAATCTGATATTAAAGCAAAGTCTGACGCTGAACAAAAATACAATGATGATAAGTTAGCATCAATTAAAGCCATTAGTGACGCTCAGACAGCAGCTAACACAGCAGCAAGCGCACAAATGGATATATTGACAGCTAACCTTGAATCAGCAAAAGAAGCCGCAACAGGGCTTGCTGATGCGTTTGGAAGTGTTGGAGGTGCAGTAGGTGGTTTAGGTGTTGCGCTTGCGTCTTATGAAAAATCACAAGCGGCCATTACGGATGGATTACAAAATCAATTATTTGAGATTCAAAAGTTAAACGACGGTAAAGGCGATCAAGCCAAAGCTGATAAAGCCATTGCAACAGCAAGTCAAAAACAATCACAATTACAGGTTAAGTCATACGGTGATATGGCGTCAGCGGCTCAAGGTTTCTTTAAGAAAGGCACAACTGGCTATCAAGTATTAGGAGCAGCAACTAAAGTATTTAGAGCGTTTGAGATGGTTCAATCTGCTATGTCAATGTCAAAACAAATTGCAGACATGGGAAAAACTGTTGCCATGTATTTATTTGGCGAAACCGCAAAAACAACTGCAAAAGCAACTAGCTCAACTGCTAGCGTTGCGGCAGATACAGTAGGTGCTGGAGCATCAGCAACTAAGGCTGTTGCCGATGCTTCACAAGGAGATCCATATACAGGATTAGCGCGTGGTGCAATGATGCTTGCATTTATGGTTGCCATTGGCGCAATGTCAGGTGGCGGTGGCGGTGGCGGTGAAGCATCACCAATGACAGGTGCAGATTACATTACAAAAGAAACAGATAAATATAAATCGTCAATGGGAGGTACTGTTCTTGGTAGTGATGAAATGTCTAATTCAATTCTTGATGCGCTTGATACGATTAGTTCAAATTCTAGTGCGGATTTAGATTACACAAAAGGCATGGCTAGAAGTCTTGAGGTTTTATCTTATGCCATGAAAGGCGTTGCAACAACTATTGCTCGTAATTATAGTGTTGATACTTCATCACTTGGCTTAGGTAAGTCAACAAGTGGTTTCTTTATGACAACCACAACTACAAAAGAATTTGCTGGTAGTGGTATTACCTTTGTTAAAGATACTTTAGGAAATATTGTTAAAGAAGGAATTATTGCCGGTAGAAATTATATTCAAACACTTGTAACTGAAACAGATAGCGGGTTTCTTGGTATTGGTGCATCAACAAAACAATTTGTTAAAACAAAATTTTCTCCTTTAAATGATGAAATAAGCGCATCAATTGCTTACTCGCTTGGAAAAGTACAAGAAAATGTAATTTCATTAGCTGGCGCATTTGGGCAAGAAGCCGCAGATAAATTAAAAAACTTTGAAATTGATTTAGGAAAAATGCCGCTTGGAAAAGATGCCGCTGCTAATACTGAAATTATTAATGCGGCATTGTCAAAACAAGCCGATTTAATGGCTATTATTGCAAACTATTCATATAAAGATTTTCAACAAGTTGGTGAAGGATATTTTCAAACATTAAACCGCGTATCAACTGCAATAACTACGGCTCAAACAAAATTAAAAGCAATGGGAATTGTAGCAATTGAATATACTGGAATTATTAATAAACAAGGTGATGTTGAAAATGAAATGGTCACAAAATCATTGCAATTGTCATCATCATTTAAAGACGTAAATGAAATATTAGGAAAATTGCCCGGCACAGCAGATGATAAAATTGAAGCATTTAAAGGTTTAAATTTATTAAAAGAAAGTTTTGCATCAATTGGGTTAGGTTCAACTCAATTAACACAAGATATGGTTAATGTAGCTGGCGGAATATCTGCATTTAGTTCGACATTAAGCGATTTTGCTAAGTCAATGTTATCACCTGAAAAATTAGCCAATGCAAGCGCGTCAAAAATACAGGAAAATTTATGGTCATTAGGTTTTATAAATATGCCTAAATTAACCAGCAATGCTCAAGATGCAATTGATGTTTATAAATATATTGTGCAAGAGGCGGCAAAAGATACAACAGAGGCTGGAAATTACATATTAACTAAATTAATTCTTATGGGTAGTGATTTTGCGGCAGTGGCAGAAGAATCGGCTAAATATGTCACTGACGCAACAACTGAAATAAATGCAAATATTAAAAAAGAACAAGATTTAATTGTTAAGTCTACAGATCAACGCATAAACATTTTAAAAAAATTAGGCGAATTAGATCCAGCAGCAAAAGAAGAAGCGTTAAGGATTGAACGCGAAAAAGCAATGCAAGGCATGGACGGTGCAACAGCTAGTTACACGCAAGCATTAAATATGTTAACTGACGCAATGACTGAATTAAATGCGGCAACTACAGAGCTAAATACCGCATATAAATCGTTAACTGCTATGCGTGATAAATATTCAACCATTGCTACCACGCTTAAATCTTATCTTGATGAATTAAACGGCACAGCATCAGATTATGATAACGCTCGCACATTATTCTTAAAAACGTCAGAGCTTGCAAAAAGTGGAAATGAGCAAGCATTGCAAGATATGACAAATGTTTCAAAAGCATTTTTATTAGCATCAAAAACACGCAGTGATGATGCCACAAAAGCAATTCAAGAAACGGTTAACACAGCTAAAACAGCACTGCAAAACGCTTATAATTCACTTGTTTCATTGCGTGATAAATTTAAAGGCATATCACAAAGCCTAAAAGATTATAGAAGCGAAATAACGGGAGCTGGTACACCACAAGGCTCGCCTGAATCAGTTTATCAATCAACTAAAAAAGCGTTTGAAGATGCAAATATATTAGCGGCTAGTGGAAATGAGCAAGCATTAACTAATTTGCCAAATACAGCAAAAGCATTTTTAGACGCATCTTTAAAATACAACGCAACTGGAACAATGTATCAAACTGATTATCAATCGGTTTTAAATGCACTTGATAAAGCAACAGGCGCAAGTGATAGTCAAATTGATATATTAACCAAACAATTAACTGCGGCTGAATCTGCTGACAATAGCTTGGTATCAATTGATGGAACAGCCTTATCCATTGATGAAGCTATTAAGCAATATCAATCAGCATTAGCAGAACAATCCGCAATTGATACAACGCGCTATGAAGAAGATAAAAAACTTGTAGCTCAAAACGTATCTGACGCACTTGCAAAAACTAATGAACAAATTGATTTGATGACAAAGCAATTAAATACTGCTGAAACAGCTAATGCAAAATTAGAAGATTTAAAAACAAAAACCGATACGGTTGACGGTAGCATTTCAAGATTATCAACAGCGGTTAATGATTACATATCGGCAGATTTAACATTTTCAAATGCGCTTGCAATGAATAAAACGTTGTTAACTGATTTGTCGGACGTAATTAAACAAAGTGAAATAAACATCATTAACCAGCAAGCAGCAGCAACAGCAGCGGCCGCAAGTGCAGCAGCAGCGCAAGCGCAAGCAATGTCAATAGCAGCGCAAGACACAGCGTCATTACGCGCGGCTAATATGAATATGAATTATAGTGTTGACTCAATAAACCCTGTAAAACCTCTTGATTTAAACGCATCATACAATCAAGCACCTAGCACAATTTCAGATATTGTTTCAGCGATTACCTTATCTAACGCAATGTCTGATATTACGGTCAAACCTTACGCCAATGGCGGCATGGCAAGTGGTTTATCACTTGTAGGCGAACAAGGTGCGGAATTAGTTAACTTTACCTCACCTGCAAATGTTACAAGCCATCAACAAACCACTGGGTTATTTGATTCAATTGGAAATGCTATTGACGATCAAAGCGTGTTATTAAAAGAGCAGGTTATTGAATTAAGAGCGTTGGTTAATTTACAATCCAGCGCAAATATAGCGTTAATTAATGAGATGCAAGGAATGAAGGAAGAATTAAATACTATTTCACGCAAAGCCAAACTTGAGGCAGCAGCATGATCTATATTGTAGAAATTACAGCAGCTATTGACGCAGCAGGCACGACAACCGTGCTGCGTTATTCTTCACAGCCTTACACGACAAAACCATCTGATACGCCTGCAAATTCATATTATGAAGAACGCATTGTTAATCCTGCATCAATTAGCAGATCACTTTACAGCAACGGCACAACAAGTGGTGCAAGTCGTGTAAATTACGGCACAGTTGAATTAACAAATGTTGATGGCGGTTTAGATTATATTTTTCCATATTCATTTGATGGACGTTCACTTGTTATTAAGATTGGAAATGCTGGTGATAATTATTCAGCATTTACAACTATTTTAAACGGCACAATGGAACAAGTAGAATTTACGTTTTCAAAAGTGACTATACTTGTGCGCGATAAGTTAGCCATTGTTGATATGCCATTACAGACAACGCTTTATGCTGGTAATAATTCACTGCCAAATGGCGTTGAAGGTGTTGATGATATTGCAAAAACACCAAAACCATTGCTTTATGGACAAGTGTTTAATATTGCGCCAATCATGGTAAACAGTTCAAAACTCACATATCAAATTAATGATGGTGCAATAGCAGCAGTTAGCAATGTTTACGATAAAGGTATTGCGTTAACGTTTCACGCTGATGAGCCAAACGTTTCTGATCTTGAAGCACATAATCCACCGTCGGGAAAATATACTACTTGTTTAGCACTTGGTTATATTCGCGTTGGTTCTGTGCCAGCGGGATTATTGACATGTGATGCAACACAAGGCGCAGCATCATCTGATCGCACAGTGGCGCAAGTTTTAAAGGCGATGGCGTTAAAGGCAGGTATTGCATCGGGTGATATTAACGCAAATGACGTGACAGCATTAGACACGGCAAACAGCAGTGTTGTTGGAATTTGGATTAGCGAACCAGACACAGCAATGGTTGCAATGGATAAAGTAGCACAATCAATTGGTGCATATTTAGGATTTGACGCGCTTGGTTCATTTAGAATGGGCATATTTACTGCGCCAACAGGTACTGCACAAATTGAAATTGATATACATAACATTTTAAGTATTGAACATGGTCGCACAAATGATACAGATAAAGGAATTCCAATATGGCGCGTTAATTTAAATTATCAAAAAAATTATAATATTCAAACAACAGATTTAGCTGGAGCTGTAACAGCAGCTCGTAAAAATGTGCTTTCATTGCCATCGTTAACAAAATCTGCTGAAGATGCAGCCATAAAAAATCAATATGCTTTAGCCGCAACAATTGAAAAAGAAACTTGTCTTGTTGATGCGACAGCAACACAAACCGAAGCAACTCGTTTGCTTAACTTGTACAAAGTAAACCGTGATTTGTACACAGTAGACATTGCGCTTGATTTGACTAAAACATTGCCGGATTTAAATAACGTTGTGAATATAACAATCAATCGTTTTGGTTTAAATTCTGGTAAACTATTTAAAATTATTGGCATTGAGTCGGATTATTCAAAAAACCGCGCCACGTTAACGCTTTGGGGATGATATGAGTAATACAATCATTGGTTATCAAAACAGAATTGATGCGGCTACGTTTGCTGCGTATGGTTCGTGGTCAACTTCATTGCCGTTAACAAATATTAAAACACGTCAATTATCAAAAAAAGCACGATCAACCAATGCCACAAATTCTTCCACTAAATTACGTTTTGCATTAGACGAGGAACGTATTATTGGTTCAGTTGCTATTGTTAATCACAATATGCAAAAAGACGCTACATGGCGTTATCGCGTTTATTCAGATAGTGGATATTCAACGCTTGTGTATGATAGCGGCACAATTAACGTCTGGCCGTTAATGCCATTTGGCAGTTATGAATGGGAAGATAGCCGTTTTTGGGATTTGCAATTATCCGCTGAAGAAATTGCATTATTTACTAAAACATTAACATACGTTCCAAGCACAGTTGCTTCTGCTCGATATTATCAAATAGAATTTTTTGATAGCACAAACACTGATGGCTATGTTGAATTAGGGCGTATTTTTGTTGGTGCTATTTATCAACCAACTTTAAATATGAGTTTAGGCGCGTCAATTGGCGATGAAACAAATACTATTGTTGATGTGGCATTAAGCGGTGCAGAATTTTTTGATAGAAGAACATCAAGCCGTGTTGCTCAATTTACTTTAGATCATCTGGTATATAATGAGTCAATTATCAATGGCGATATTATGAAAATTAGTGGCGTGGATGCTGAAGTGCTTTATATTTATGATGACAATACGCCATTAGATTTACATAGACGCGCATTTTTAGGCAGATTACGGGCATTATCGCCAATATCTCAGCCATATAACACAAGATACCAAACAACATACGAGATTAAGGAATTACTATGAGTTCAGTTACGTTTGACGTTGCAGTTGGCGGTGACGGTTCAACCGTTACTGATGACAATAATGCAACAACAGGATTACGCGAAGGCGGTTGGAAAACACGATTTGTTCCATGTTTTACACAGCAAGTTGCCGTTGCAAATTATATTGTTACAAAAGCAGGTGAGGCGGCTACAAGTGCGACAAATGCAGCATCTAGCGCAACAGCCGCAGCGGCAAGTTATGATTCATTTGATGACCGTTATCTCGGTGCTAAATCCTCTGATCCAACGCTTGATAACGATGGTAATGCACTACTTACTGGTGCGCTGTATTGGAATACAGCAAGTAGCGAAATGCGTGTTTATAGTGGTAGCGCATGGGTAACTGCTTACTTACCTGCGGCTGGTTATTTGCCGCTTTCTGGCGGTACGATGACGGGTAACTTAACCCTAGACGCCTACACTGAAAAGGTCGCTACGCTTGCTACATCGGGAACGATTGCATTAAACCCATCTACTGGTACAACCTTGTCATGCGCGGCTGCGGGTACAGTCACATTTACTGACAGTTTATCGTCTGGTCAAAGCATCTCCTTACTGCTTACTAACGGTAGCACCTACACAATCAACTGGCCTACAACCACATGGGTGACAGCGGCTGGAAATACTGCGCCAACGCTCAGTGCAAGTAACACGCTCGTCTTTTGGAAAATCAGCTCAACACTTTACGGTGCGCTGGTTGGGAAGTCAGCATAATGCTATCTACTAAATTAAAAGAAGCCGCAGGTAACAGCGCAGACGCAACACTCTATGTCGACGATGTATTCTCAACCTATCTCTATACTGGAAACGGCTCAACGCAAACCATCACTAACGGCATTGACTTGGCTGGGAAAGGTGGGTTGGTTTGGGTTAAAAGTAGAAGCATTGCTGGAGATAGCCATTTTCTTACTGACACAGAACGTGGTGTTAATAAAGTAATATATTCAAACTTAACTAATGCTCAAGTTACAAAAACAGTAGCGTTAACCAACTTTAATTCAGACGGGTTTACGTTAGGCTCTGAAGCTGGAATGAATGATTCTGCTGATGTATTAGCCTCATGGACATTACGCAAAGCTGCGAAGTTTTTTGATGTGGTGACTTATACGGGGGATGGTACGAGTTATAGACAAATAAATCATTCTTTAGGGATTACTCCGGGAATGATTATTGTAAAAGCAACCTCAGCATCGGGTGATTGGATAGTATGGCACAGAGGATGTGACCCAAGCAATTTATCTTTAAATCAGACATTGGGAGCACAAACAGGTCAATGGTCAATTCAAGATGCTACTACAACAAATTTTGGTGTTGCTAATGATACGTCACCTCAAAACTGGCCAGCAAATACTAATGGCATAACTTACGTCGCCTACCTATTCGCTCACGACACGTCATCCACTGGGATTATTCAGTGTGGGAGTTATACTGGTACTGGAGCTGATAATAATTCGATAAGTTTGGGCTGGGAGCCTCAGTTTATATTGATTAAAAGAGCATCTGGTGGCACTGGTAGTTGGGTTATGTGCGATGTTATGCGAGGGATTGCTACGCCAACAACTTATGATACACCTGCGACTGTGAATAGTTTAAACGCTGAGTCATCAAATGCAGAAACATCTGCATTTACCTTTGGTGTAACTGCGACTGGGTTTAATTTACGAGAATCAAATACTCAGTTAAATAATAGCGGAGATACCTACATCTACATGGCAATCCGTCGCCCAAACAAGCCACCAACGAGTGGGACGCAGGTGTTTAGTCCTTCGTTCGCATCATCAAGTGGGGGGTATACAGCCGTATCTAATTTTCCACCAGACTTAAATTTTTATGCGTCAAAAAACACTACTGATAAATGGTTTTGGTTTAGCAGGTTAATAGGAGCAAGTTATTTAAGGTCGAATACAACCGCAGCAGAACAAGCTGTAGGTGCTACTGTAAATTATACTAATACTAGTTTTAATATGCCGACTATAACTGGTGATTATTCGACTTACATTAACTATATGTTCAAACGCGCACCCGGATTCTTTGATGAGGTTTGTTATACTGGGAACAGTGTGTCTAATAGGGCTATTAACCATAATTTAAGTGTAGCACCTGAATTGATAATTGTTAAAAATAGGTCAAGCGCGGCATCCTGGTGGGTGTATTGCGCTTATTCAAACGTGACAAACCCTCAAAATTATTTTTTAATATTAAATACTAATGACGCAAAAGGATTGGGAGCAGGTGTATTTGGGGTAGTACCAACAAATGCTTTATTTTATGTTGGTACTAGCGGTGATGTGAATTTAATGTCATCAAATTACGTCGCCTACCTTTTCGCCACACTAGCTGGAATATCTAAAGTAGGCTCTTACACGGGTAACGGCACAGGACAAGCGATTGCGTGTGGCTTTGGTTCTGGTGGCGCAAGGTTTGTTTTGATTAAGCGCACTGACTCTACTGGCGATTGGTACACATTTGATTCGGCTCGTGGTTTAACAAGTGGTTCAAGTCCATACTTACTGCTTAATAGCACAGCGGCAGAAGTCACGGGTAATAACGGTGTCTATGCATCATCTGGTGGCTTTACACTGGGTGCAACGGCAATAACAACGACCAATATAGCAACAGCAACATACATCTTCTTAGCAGTGGCATAGGACATAACAATGGCTAATTACATCAATTTACAAACACACCAAGTCAGCACGGAACATGAAATCCGTGCAGCACATCCAAATACCTCTTTCCCTGTGCCTTTTACAGTAGAAGGCTACTCGTGCGTGTTTGATGCAGGGCAACCAGACTACGATAAGTACACGCAAACTATCGCTCAAGGTGTTCCTGTTGAAACAATAAAAGGTCACTGGGAGCAAACGTGGATAGTCTTAGACCTCAATGACGAGCAACTCGCTGATGCACAAATTCAAAAAATTGAAGATGAGAAAGCAAAAATCAAAGCAGAGATTGCAAAACTAGAAGATTCAGTTACACCGCGTAGACAGCGCGAAGCTATTTTAGCTATCGACACCACATGGCTTGCAGACGTTGAGCTTCAAATTGGTCAACTTAGACAACAATTAATGGATTTATAAAATGCCAGATGAAGCCTGCCGCCTTGCTAAAGTAGAGCAACGAATTGAGAACCTTGAAGAAATATTTGAAGATCGGGGTAAAAAACTTGACTCCATAATTGCTACTCTTGAAGAAATGAAAAACGACCAGACTCGTTACAAGGGGTTTCTCGGTGGAATTGTTTTCACAGTGGGCGCAGTATTTTCGTTCCTATCTTGGTGGCTAGGTAGCCGGTAATGGAATTTTTACAGTTTGCAACGGATGTAGGTTTCCCCATTGCCGCTGCTTGCGTGGGAATGTACTTTGTATTTCTGACGATTAAATTCCTGCTTGATAGCGTACTTGAAAAGATTAAAAGTCTTATCGGTATCATCAAGCAACTTGATAAACGTGTCACGGCTATGTCAGAGGATATTGTAAAAATAGATGTATTGATGACAGAAACGCTTGATATGCCAATTGAGAAAGAAAAAGTGGCACGTTTTAATAATCCCCAAGAAAAGAGAATTGATTAATGGATGTCGACGCATTAGCTAAATATATAAACCAATACGGTTTTCCAATTATTGCATCGGGAAGCATGGGTTATATTGTCTATTTCGTTTGGCTTTGGGCAACATCGATTGTTAAGCCAATACTTACTGAAACAACAGACGCGCTGATTGAATTAATCGACCAAATACGCCTGCTTGATAATGATATGATTCGCTTAACACAAAAATTAATTACGGTACTTTCTATGAGATCGAGAAAATGAAAACAGGCGAACGCGGTTTAAAATTAATTAAAGAATTTGAAGGTTGCAAGCTCAAAGCGTATCAATGCCCAGCTGGTGTTTGGACTATTGGCATTGGCTCAACACATTATGGTGATGGCACACCAGTTACTAAAAATAGAACGCTACCTAATGAAGGCGCGGCAATCGCTTTATTAGCCGCAACAATTGGGCAATACGAAAAAGCGGTTAATGCAACAGGCGTTGAATTAACACAAAATGAATATGATGCACTTGTTTGCTTATGCTACAACATTGGCGCAGGTAACTTTTTTAAATCAACACTTG